TTGTCGGCTCCTTGATGATGCGGACGGTGTCGCCAAAGTTCTCAATTTCGCCAGCGTAGTCGGTATTCGTAATATCTTCTGCAACCGAAGCGCGACGGAAGAATTTGAGAACCTTCTGGCTAAAGATTTCCGGTGTAAAGTTACCGGAAGGCAGGTTACCGTAACCTGCAGCAGTACCAAAAGCCATTGGTCTGTCCTTCCTTTGTTGAGGTTTAAGAGTTGTAGTCTATTCGGCCTTCAGCCCGTGCGGTGTCGAGTTCTTGTTCGTGCTTCTCGAACTCCCACGGTTTCATCTTGCCGATTTCAGAAGCCTTCCAAATCCTGTCATTTCCGGATGTCGTCTTGACATCACGGGCAACAGTGCGTGTTACGGCATCTGCTGCAGAGGAATCGGACTTAGTACGCTTCCGTTTTGTTGTGCCAGTATCTGCTTTGTACAGATCGAGTACACGTGCCGCCCAACGAGCATCCGTATTGTTCTTGTAGATGCCGTCAGAGATCGACTCCGGCTGTTCTTGCAGCCACTCAAGGAACTTTTCGTCACCCTTGATATCGTCAAAGTCCGGATGCAATCGTAGCAGTTCCTCGTAGGCTTTCTGCTTTTCGAGTTGCTTCTCCCGTTCTTTGATCGTGCCGAGTTCGTTACGAAGCTCGGATAGCTGAGATTCAGCTTGGAGTGAAGAAACGGTTTGTACGACTTCAAACACTTCCGGGTATTGTTCTTTGAATGCTTGCAGTTCTTCGGGGGTCTTGGGCATGGGCACTCCTTGTGGCATCTGTGCTTGAGGAGATTGCATAGCTGTCTTCAAGTCCGCGATTTCCTGCTTGAATTCATTGACCTTTGTATCGTAGTGTTTCTTTAGGTCGTCATATCGTTTCTTGTAGTCGTGGTCCGGTTCTTGTTTTTGTTCTACGAAACTCGCTGCCTCTTGGGGAGTAGCCTCTCCGGGGTCCGCATCTTGGGCTTCCATAGTTTCGTCGGATTCATCGTCGTCGTCTTTGTAGACATCCTCACGATAGTTACCACGATACAGCGTGTCGCTGTTTATTGTGCCGAAGGAATCATTCGGCTTGTTGGCACGATGGCCTCTTACTCGTTTTGCCATTTATTTTACCTCACTCGCGGTGCCACTTGGCTGTGGGTGGCCGCTCCGGTTGTGCTGGGGCCGCGAATGAACGTAGCGGGTAGCCAGCGAATTCCTTAAATCTTATTTTTTACGTTGAGCTTCTACTTTTCTAGCTCTTCTGTTGTACTCTTTCACACCCTCGTTAATTATTGGTGTTTTCTTTGATACAAAGCGGTCTTTATCATCTACGAACTGTTGTAGTTCGGGGTACTTCTTAAAAAGACCTGCTCTAATTACAGGAGGTGCGTTGTCGTACACGTATCTAGCAAAACCTTCTTGATACCCTAATTTTGTAAAGTCTGCTGTCTTTTTACTTTTAGGTAGCATGCCTCGCACGGTCTCGTACGCGATAGCTTTTGCTCTCATCTCTTCGTTGTACCGTTCTTCCATCTCGAACGCTTCGTAAGGATTAAACGGCTCTTTTGCTCCGGCTTTTCTGTCGTACTGGCTATACTTCTTGTTCATCTGTGCGGATGGATTGAAGAATGAGCCGAGAGCTTCCGGATCAGGATAGGGATTTGTGCGTCTTTTATCTAGGTGATCTAGGTGGGCAATCTCTTCGGCCATCGCAAAAAGATTAAATAGCGTCGGAGTCTGTGGTACATTTATCTCTTGAGTGCGAGGGTTCGCTTTGAATCTTCCGGTTATAGGAACCATACCCGCAGCGTCTGCAAGAGCTTTTTGATAGTCTGATACTGTTTTTCCCTTGTATAATTTACCTGCCATTTTTGCAACGGGCTGATCTTCATAATATTCAGAGGTAACAGTCACATCGTCAGAAAGATTACCTAGCATTCTTTGCATTTTGCGACGTACTTCGTCCGCAATAATGCGATCTTCATAATCTACTTCACCGCCGTTTGCGAGCTTTTTTCCGGCGAGGAATCCACCCCCCGCCTTTTTCTGACGACGCGTAACTTCTTTTTTGCCGCGATTGTTGATTTTTTCGAGACGGTCGTAACCGATAATCTTTGCGATCTCGGGAGGTACGATGACTTCGCCACGAGAGACGGCAACATCGATTTCATCCTCTGTTGGTATTTTAGCAACGCGGATCGATTTGTCAACCTTTTTCTGGAGTTTAGCGTACGCCTTCGAAAGCATCTCTTTAATGTCATCCGATCCGGCAAACTCAACAGCAGCCGCATTGATGACAAACGTACCCTCCGGGACGGACATCGGCCTGTCGTCAGCTACGGTTTGCTTCTCTGTGAAGTTCTCGGGCGGGCCACCGACGAACCCAGCAGGTTGTGCGGCTACACCGCCTGCTTGCATACCGACGCGACCGCCTCTGTTCAAGCCAAAGAACCCACCCGGTCCTGCGCCAGTGAAAGAGTCTCCACCAGAGGGTCTGCCGAGAGAACTTCCACCACCACTACCATATCCGGGAGTGTCGTATCCCGTGCTACCACCGGCACCCGGAGGTCCGCCGCTACTGCCGCCGCCGTTGTCATCGCTGCCGCCATATACCTGCTCATCCACAGCAGTGTAGGCCGGATCATCCGTCGTCACAGAGTATTGATTGCCACCACTCGACGAATCGCCCGAATCACCCGGTGTCGGAGTTACTGCTGCGGGAGGTGCTGCTGCCGGGGGTGGCTTCTTTTCTATGGTCTCACCCGGAATTGTGAGATTGTACCTCTCGGCAATGTTTTCGAACGCCGTCTTACCAAAAGTTTTTCTGTCCCTGAGAGCTTGAGCATACGTCTCGGAATTCATGTTGCTCGTTTTGTGGAAGAATCCGCCGTGATAGGCTTGACCTTTCATCTTTCCATCAACAAATTGCTTAAAGTCTACAGCGGCGTCTACAAAGTTACGACCTTTTAAGCCAGAAATGTCGATCCCCAACTGAGACGCCATGTGGCGAAATTCTTGTTCACGCGCACGTTGAGCTTGACCCGCTGATACCATGCTAAGGCCGCTTTCGTCACGCTGTGCGCTGTGGTTCGTACCAAACGCATCCATAATTATGCCGTCCACGCTCACACCTGCTACGCCAGAAAGACCTGAAATTGAGCGTCTTGTGTCCTGTCCCCTCACACCAGCACCCGGAATTTCTTGCATGGTGCCCGGAATGAAGTTATGCTTGCTGATTTCTTCATAACGGAACATGTCAGCATGACTCAGACCGCCGAGATTACCGGTGTAGACTCTACTTCCCGGAGCACGACTCACAGTCTGCCCATTAAATTTAAACATACTACCTGCATTACCACCGAATGACATAATGGCGTCTGCGTTTTTCTTGTGTTGTTTCTTGGCCATTTGCCCGAAAGCGTATCCGAGACCTAGTACCGGAAAACCGAATGCGGGGGTGAGCGCAACGCCTAGTGCACCACCTACTTGATTATCAAAAAACTTCTCAAATCCACCCTTGCTCTTATCTGTCATAGCCGACGAGTCAAAATCTTTTATGAAATCTTCGGGCTTGTATGTAGAATAACGTGATGTGTACGAATCGCTGATCGGCTGACCGCTAAAGATATTCGTTTCAGGCCGTTCACTGACCGGCGTGAAGATGTTTGGCGCTTGCTCTTCTTCTTGCTCCTCGTCATCGGTGGCAGGAGGAGCAGCCGTCACGTCGATACCGCCGAAGTCACCATAATATATGTAACCTGCTTGCTCGTACTCTTCACGAGTCATTTTTTCTTTTTCAGCCATCGTTTCTCACCACTGCTTCGTGACTACTCTTCAACTTGAGGAGCATTTCCAGTAAACCCAGCTTCCCCTGCGTTTGGCGCAATTCCGACTCCGATTGTGCCGTTACCACGGCCTGAATCGTCACTTCCCGGAGGTCCGCTAGGTACTCCTCCATTAGGGGCCATTCCTTGCTGTGGAGGAGCGCCGCCAGCTTCTGCGCTTGCTGCTTGTTGAGCATCTTGCATCATCCCTTGTAACATCTGTGCGTATACTTGTGCTTCGTTGACATCGTTGACGAGACTGTCCGGATCGATGTCTTGTGCGATTGCCAACTCTCGCATAAGGTTCGGCAGTTTCACGAACGGAGCTAACATCGGATTCGATACGGTTTGCAAGAGTGAAGTGAGGCGCTGGGTGCGAACCTCCTTTTGCATAACCGCAGCTACACCACGAGGCTTGATCTCCAAGTCACCCTTCACGTCTTCTGCATCGTCGTTGAACTGCATGTTCCACTGGAAGTACGCTTCACCGAGCGGCTTCAACAAGTAGTCGTCGATATTCTTGATCACCGTCTTCATCGACAAACCCGCACTGCCCATTAGCATCGACAGCCCTGCTGCCGTGCGTCCGGTGCCGGTTACGCCTGTCTGGCCGTGCATAATCGACGGGATGCCCGTCTCCTCGTCCGCAAGCTGACGCGAGATTTGATACATCTGTATGTTTTCAGGTGCCGTGTTTGGGAACTTGAGACCGTTGATCGCCGTGCCCGTGACGCCTGACTGACGACGGAAAATCTTGCCGGGGAAGATATCCATGTTCTGTCCGGGCACCAACGACGCCTCGTCTACGTCGAACACGAGATTACCAGCGAGAGCGAGATTGTCGATAGCCATACGAACGTGACCGTTCATCAGCATCTGTGCGTCTTCCATGTTTTCTGCTACGCCAACACCCCATATCTGATAGGGGTTGATCTCGAACGGAAACGCCTGATACGGAATACGTGCTGGGGTAAACGGATTCGCTACGCAGCGCAAGATCATCGTTCCACAAACCCAGATGTTTACCTGAATCTGATCGAACTCTGACATGTTCTTGGCCTCTTCCAAGCCAGCCTCGTCGGCAAACTTGGCATCCAAGACGCCCCAATACTCTAGGACTTCGTATCTATTTTCTTGATAGTACGGTTCGGTTTCGTCTTCACGGATCGTGTCTTCGTAATACTTGTCCTCGTAATTCGGTCCCTTTGCGAGGCACTCTTGAATGGCCTGTGCGTCGAAGTGAGGCCGCATGATCAACGAGCGAAGTTGTTGCCTGTTCATACGATGGCGTTCGATGACGTACTCACAGTCATCAATCGATGTGGCGGACGGGTCAGGATGAAAGTCCCACGCCGACACGGCTTCGATACGCGGCACCGTCTTTTCGTACGGGTTGTACGCCCGCTCACCATCCTCACCACGCTCCCAGTTGTGAACGCGCTTGTGGAAGTTGAACGGACCCTTCACGATGCCCGTACCGAGCAGAGCAGACTCGAAGATTGCTTTACGAAATACGTTGACGGCATTCGTATCGAGAAGCTGATCGTGGATGCATTTCTCCATACGTCGAGCTTGTTCTTTTGCAGGTTCGAACTGTGGCTCGCCCACCTTCGCTTTACCGGGCACGAGCATGTCGCCAAACTCTTTGCCGTACGATCCTAAGACGTGCGGCTCGGATGCAGACATAGCTCCGGGTGCGAGTTCACGACCATCGCCGGGGAAACCGTACGGATCGCTCTTCTCTTGAGTGATTTCGTCCGCCGGAGTACGCATATGTGCAAACTCCGCGATGCCTTCTGGCATCGGCGTAGATTCAACTACGAGCGGAAACTTTTTGTTAGCGAAGAGAATGTCAACAATTTGCCCGTACGCCGCAAGCACTTTGGTCTTTGTGATCTTGATAAAGACCTTCGACCGTTCGGAATCGCGATATTGTGTCGTCGAATCGTAGATGCCACGAAAGTTTTTGTACGCTTGCAGCCATCGCTGCTCGTAAACAAATCGTCCGTTTTCTGCATCTTCAAACTTCGCACGAATGTACCCGGCGAGACCGGGCATCTGTTCCGTCGGCGCGACGATAGGGATAGTCTGATCGTCTTCCGGCTCTAGGAAATTGTCAGCCATTCTTTCGCTTTCTTAGTAGTCCCGCTGTTCAGCCATGCTGAATAGGGATGCTTCAACTGTAGCTTTGGTCTGCTTCTTCGGCATGTCTTCGGTCAGAACATCAGTCTGAGCGCGAGTGTCGAATTCGAGACCTTCACGATACAGCTTGTCTGCGCCCATTTGATCATCTACGGATGTCTTATCCGAGTTCATAATGTACGCTTCGCCCATGTTCAGGTTTTGCATTTCTTCCTCCGTTAGGGTTGTTCTTCTAGGAAGTTTTTGCCGACTCTAGCTCGGTTTCTTCCCTTTCTCCGGTCGATTGCTTCTTGCTTTTGTTTAGCGATTGCATCGTCCAAAGCCTGTTGATACGGAGCCATCTGCTCCGGGGTCATTTGATAAAAAACACTTGGAGACACATTGTATGCCTTTGCCAAGTTTTCTTGTGGATCAGCAGAAAGATCGCTCGGAATAGCTATTTCTGCAAAGGGTATGCGACGGGCTAAAGTTTTACCTATAATTCCTCGTGTCGCAGCCTCTCCTGACTGTTGAATTGCTTCGTCAGCGAGAGCTTGTGCCGGATCGAGAAGCATTGCTGCAGTACCTGCAACACCCGCAGTGAGCATCGATGTGGTAGTTCCGAAGCCGGGTTTACCATCCCCCGGTGTTTCCGGTTTATCGGGAGCTTCAGGAGCTTCAGGTTTATCCGCTTTAGGGGCGTCATCACCGGAGTCATAATTTTCATACTGCTCATTCCACATCCCCAACTCGATCATCAAGGCTTTCCCTTCAGGACTAAACTCACCGGGAGCCGGTTGTGTTTTGCCATCTAAATCAGCATCTGCAGCTTGTGCGGCGCGTTTTTGATCCCTCTGATTATTTTTTTCTTCTAGCTCGATTGCTCTTTCAGTTTTCTCTGCCGCACGTAAACGACTATCGGCTCTCGACTCTTCTTGAAACTGCTTAGAGCTTTCCGCATCTGCCGGTTCTATATCATCAGAAGAAAGCATACCGAACTCTCCCGGAAGTGAGTCTAGGAAACTTTTCTTCAGGGTCTTCATGTATTCTGTGCCTACTAAGATATCTTTTGACACAACAATTTTTTTTGTTGTGTCACTAAAATCCATACCAATATCATTGCCGTATTGACTTATTGTTCTTGTGCCTGAATACCCTACCATAGAAGCTACGACTGCTTTGGCAGCAGTGTCTATTCGACGAAATGCTCCTTTTCTATTTCTATATCCACCGGCAGTATCTGCTGGCAAACGACCATTCAAAGCTCGTATGTCATTATCATCTTTCAATCCTTGATCGGCTAGTTGACTTTCAAAAAGCCTACGAAGATCGTAGAGTGTAAAGCCTTCGCGGATTTTAGTCTTATCAGGAAGTTCATAGAGAGCTAGTCCGACTCGATCACTCAACACTCTCGAAGCTGTGTCGTGAACATCAACTTCATTTTCGAGCATCGGTCCTGCTACACGATCCCCCACGATCTCCTTCATAAAATCTAGAGCCATAGTGTTCAAGAAGATCGTTCTATTCGGAATCATGTTGGCTTTTTCTATAGTCGAAGCCGCCTTAGCGTCGTAGAATGTTACCTCTCCAGTTTCAAAGTTTATGTTTTTCACTTTTATGTTTCTCACATTTTCAGGGCGCATTCCGCTAAAAGCGTGGAGTCCTATTACATTTCGTACTTTAGGGTCAATCTCTTCATCGGCTAGTATAAACTTTAGTTTTTCGTACGTATCATCCGGAACTTCGAGCAGAGTTTTTCGTGATCTTCTAAAAGCTACTCCAGAGTTGATCGCAAAACTTTCTTGACCGAGATAGTTTTGAGTCGGTCTTAAAACGTACTGATTGCCAGTTTCCATGTGTTGATTGAACATGGTATCTAATCGAGCTATCAGGGCGTTAGAACGACCCCGACGAGGAACGCCGTCTTTGTAACGTGCAGATGCTAAGTCGGCCTCTTTGAACGGTCCGTCCGCAATCAAGTCGCCAATCACCTGTCCGATAACTCGACGCCCTTCCTCATTCTCTGACATCAAGTAATCAACTGTCATTTCGAGGATAGGAACACCAGAACGCTGATCAACAATACCCTTGAGGTTGCGAGTCATTCGTGCAACCTCTGCCGGAACACCCTTTGTCGGATCGGTTCCGGGTTTCATCCGCGCTTCGTAGGCAAAAAATTCTTCGAGCGTTAGCTCACGAATCTGTTTTGGTGATAGTGTAGGAGATGCGGTTGCCATCTATTAGTATCCGAATGTCGCGTCTTGTACTTGGTACACTTGATTCTTGATTGCACCGAGTTGTTTGTGTATAGAGGTATAGCCGCTCATGCGGGTCATCACCATGTAACGGAGAGCGTCGTATGCGTGATCTTCAGCCTTCGTGTCTACGTCTTCGCTGTTCGATTTCGACAGTGGAATGCCCGCCATTTGCTTGATGATGTTTTGACACGAGGAAAAGATACGTAAGCGAGGCTCTTCCGTGTACGGATCGTTTGCCAAACGACGATGGAGTTCCATCTTTCCTTGTATGCGGTTACGGTCGGATGGCGTCCAGCGCACACCGACTCGCATCATCGTCTCTGCTATCGAGGGTCCGAA